ATGATGTTTTAACAACTTCTCTAGGTCCTTCTATAGTATTTTTTGTTAATGAAGGATTACCTTTTTCATCATATGATATAGAATATTGTATTGCCACTAGTCACCTTGTTTACTGCGTTTGTTTGCTTCTTGGAGGTTGAGTATTTGGCGAAGCAAAACCAGCTTCCCCTGGCATCGGAATATTGCCGACTCCGATGTTGCCACCTCCATTTCCTGTTGGATCTGTGATTGAAGCCCCAGGAGGTACTTTTCCAACTGTCTCCATAGGGTTTTGTTCTCCAGCAGGGGCTGTATTATTTTGAGTTCCATTTACCATTCCCATTATTTGTGCATAGATAGCTGCTTTCTCTGGATCATTTATTAATTGATCAGGATCGATATCTAGCGATTTTGCTATTTCTTTTAAACATGTATGCCATCTAACAAAAGGTGCTAATGCTGGATTAGCAGCTGTTTGCATAAATGTCATTAGTCTTTGTGATCTAACTTCTTTTTGCATTAATGAAGATGTGCCCCTTGCTTTTATTTCAAGATCACCTTTGATAATTGGAATGTCTGCATTAAATTGCATATTCCAATGAAACAAGTTTTCACCTAGAGGTTTTAATAAGTAATCATCTACGTTTTTAATTACAGTTTTAATACTTAATGCTGCAGCACCCATTAGCATTGACATACCTGCTGCAGTTCTAGTAGTAGATTGTACACCAGTTGTACCATGTGAATATGATGGTATACCAGTTGCTTCATCTGCTAACTGTCTAAATCTATCAAACATCATCATATTTTCTTGAGTATTGTTTGGAAATTTAATTGCATTAATAGATGTTCCTGGTTGTCCACTTTGTCTTCTAAATATTTTACCAGGAAATATTTTCATATCTTGACCAGGTACTAATTGTGTTTCATCAACATCAAATACTAAATTACCTGATAGTGCTAAATTATCAATAGCCATTCTTGCATGACCATTCATAATTTGTTGTGAGTCTTCCATATTTTCTGGAACACCAATTCCAAAAAACTGATATGGATTTAATTCATATGGGCAAACCATAAAAGGTAATCTAGTAGGTTCAAATGGATTCTCTACCATTCTTAATACTTTGCCACCACATATCCATGCGTTGACACTAATTACACTTTTATCACTTTCTATACCACACTCTTCTGCCATATCTTTTGATATGACACCCCAATATTCTAATACTTCAAATCTATTTTTATAAATAGTTTCTACAGTTTCTCTATTGTATAATGAAGATTCATAACCTCTAACTTGATAGTTAGGTCCTTCTTCTAAACACATATCAATAGCTTCTTCATTAAAGTATGGCATTTTTCTTAAATCAGAAAACTGCTGTCTGTTTAATGAATGTCTTTGAATTACATAATCACAATCATTTATATTAGTTGCATTTGGATCTGCATAAAAATCCCAACATGATACTGCTTCTACTTTTGGAACTGTTTTAATTTTTTTAGCATGTATATTTATTGTATTACCATCTGCATCTTCACCTACATCAAAAGCATGATATGTATGATCAAAACTAAATGGACCTTTTAATATACCAGTTCCTAATAAACACATTTCAAAAAATACATGTCTTAAAACTGTTATAGCACTAGACTCTTCTAGTTGATCATGTAATAATTTTTCTAAATGTTTTGCAGCTATATCTGCTGGTTGTATTTGTGGCTCACCTTGATTAGCTGGTCCTTCATCAAAACCAACATTCTCAAACTCTTGTGCTAAATTTTTCATCAGCATATCTGCTGTAGCACCAGGTGGTATTTCTCTACCATCACCTTTAAATCCATATGGATCTTGTAACTGTTCTTGTTGTGGCTCTGGTTTCTTAGGTTTTAAGTGTGCATACTCAGGTATCTCTTCAGGTACTTGAGTTGGACTAATACCTAATGGAAACTTACCACTAGAAAATAATACTTCTATTAATTGACCAAAAGCTGCTAATACTTTAGTCTTTGTTATTTTAACAAACACTCTTGACTTTTCGTTTGAACGAAAAACCATTTCAGGACCATATAGTCCTCTATAGTTTCTGTAAGCCTTTAGCCATCTTTTTTCATCGTACAATCTAGAGTTTTCAGATTGATAAAATTTTTCTCTAATATGTCCGACTATAGAAGATGATTCGCTAACTTCATCAGTTGCTTTTTTTTCTTCTTCCACTATTAAATATCCTTAGTAATCTCTTTCTTCAGCCATTCTAAAAATTGCTGGATCTACTTTTGATTTTGATTTACCTTTTTTATCGTTACCATCACCAGTCATATCTCCTTGTTTTACTTTTGAATTAGGATCTATAGCCATTGGTTCATTTGGTTTCTTAGGTGCATCAGGTGCAAGTTCTCCATGCATATATCTTTTCATCATAGTTGTTGTCCTCCTTAATCTATTTTTGTCTTGAGTAAGTCTATTGTTCCATAAACTTTATCTTTACCTTTTTGGAATATAGTATTCATTCCTTGACTTACTCCGTAATTCATATTACGTTTAGGCTGCTCTTTTGTAATTTTATTATTTACTTTAGCTACATCTCTTTTTTGAGCAGCTTCTCGTAAATCTTTATCTTTAATTTCTTTAGGTGTTTTTTTATTTTTAGTATCAGCACCTGCAAAAATTTTAGGTATAAAATTACTACTTGGTCCTAAATTATTTTCTTCCATTAATAATCCTTTTCATCAGCCATTCTAAATACAGCATCATCTACATGCTTAGAACCTGGCTCACTTGGTTGACTTACATCATACTCAAATGGTTGATACTTCTTAGGTGCATGTTTAGAAAAGTCAATATTAGTATGTTCCCTGTTTGGGTTTTTCCCATCAGGTCCATCACTAAATTGACCTTGCTTAACTTTAGCCTTTGGATCAAATTTTGTTTCCATTGTTGTCTCCTGTTATATTTTTATTTTTTTAATCTTTAGTATGTTTTTAGTTGGTATAGTTGTATAGCTACCACCTTGTTTTATTTCTTTATTATCTTCAAAAGAATAATCAGCCATTAATATTGTAGATTTAGAATCTTCTTTTACTATCCATCCTATACTACAACATACAGCTGTTTTTGCTTTCTTGATATCTACTATATCAGACCAGCTAGACTCACTAACGATATCTTCCCACCACACTAAATTTAATGTGTAAGGAAAATTTTTCCTATTTGTTTCTGGTATTTTTATTTTTTTTGACACCCTTTAACTTTCCAGAATTTTCCATAGCATAAAATACGGCTTCACCTTTTTTCTTGCCGTATTGTTTTACCATAGATTTTTTAATTTTTTTACCTTTTTTATTTAGTGGCATTAATA